TAACGAGAATCCGTTTTTCTAGATAATAACAGAATTGAAATCATCATTGATAGAGAGAACATGTTTTTCATTGATATATATAATATTATATATATCAACTTCAATTTATTTATTATTTATTATTTAGTAAAGTTAGCAATTGAATTATATTATTCAATTTGTCTTCTACATTTGTCATTCTATTATGTATTGACAAATCATCATTTGATGACTCATCATTCCAAGATATATGTTTTTGCTTTGGTAACTCATCCAATATGATCGGTTTATCAACAATTACATCTGTATCTGTAATTGTAATTAAATTTGATGTATTAATAGTTTGTGATGATGGTTGTGGTGGAAGCTGTTTTTTGAATTGCGCAACATCAAGTGCTCTCTGTGTAATAGTCTGAGAAATAAGTTCTTCCATTTTACTAATAGGCGTATCCTTATCTTCATTGAAGTTTAATGTAGGGGGATTTGGTTTTTGAAGAAATTGAGAGAACTCTAATTGCTTTTTCGATAATTCGTCATTGAACTTCTCTCTTTTTATATTTTGTAATTCTTCTGCTGTTACTCCTATGGATTGACCCCAAGGCGTATCTATTTCCCCTCCATTTGTCAAACTTTTTTCAAAAGATTGTTTTTCAAAAGATTGTTTTTTACCACTTTGAACAATATATGCAATATACTTCTTATTGATTGTCATTAAGTCAGTTTTAGATAATACAATATTTCTGTGATCACTATTGAGAGAAGAAGATAAAAAGTATTTCATTTGTTCTATGTGAAAATCGCGAGTTATTGAAGGATTATTATTAGATATAACACCCCATAGTAATTGTATGTTTTCATTATTAATAAAATTCATATAATATTAAATAATTTTCATTTTATATTATATTTCTATTTGTTGAATTTATATAAATACATCTCTTATAAGATAATTTTCTAATTTTGTTAATAAATATCCACATGTATTAGAAAATACAAATAAACAAAAAATAATACCAATGAACATAAATATCGTATTAAATTGTGCATTTGGATGAAAAATATTATACACATGATCATTGGTAATAATTCTCCATGGCGTATAAATAAATAATAACCATCCAAATACCCATAAATAAGAATAATACAAAGAAGTAAAGTCGAAGATAGCATAATATGGATTTTTCCAGATTTCATAAATGAATAAAAATAAAGGCAAAGAATGATTAAGTCGACAGAAAATATGTACTACTTCTGTCATGATAACGCTTTCATTTAATTCATCACAGTCTTTCATTTCAAAGAAGATTCGTCCTACCCAATAACCGGTCGTAATAATAAAATGTGTATTAAATGCAACTGGCAACAATGAAGGATAATAATAATACAAGAAAGAAATAATATGTCCAGTATCAGTAAATCTGACAAATTGTTTGATCCAATTCAACGACGCCGGTATATTTCGATATTTATAACAATCATTGAACCAAAAGAAATAATTGGTTGAATACATCTTCAGAGAAATGATCGAAGTATGAAAGAAATCTTTATAATACCAATAATGTGCGGCAAAAAAGAATGGAATATATAATCCATTCACTACAAATTTGAGAAGATTCATTTATTATTAATTGCCGTTGCGTTTTTAAATTACTTATTAAATAAAACTATTGGTAGTTAGTAGTTTGGCCTATAAATCGGGATTGAAATACACCTGTCGAAACTTTTCCATAAATTTGTCATTTAACATATTTTTCTTCAAATAGTTTCCATCGATTTTGTCTTCTAACATATGAATAATGAAAAATAAACTATATATGCCACATTCTGTATCTCCAAATTGGTGTTCTTTCGGGTGATTTTCGTCAAAGTTGAATTGTATCGGCGGATGCAATTGCTTTCCTTGTTCGATTATATTATCAGACAACTTCTTGATCTGTTTCGGTACCTTATCGCCTGCGCTATCAAAGAAGAAGATTTTACCTTTCTTAATATCAATAAAGAGAGAAACCCAATGACTACCTGACTTGTAATGAGGATCCAAATTGAATATAATACCTATCTTATAAATGCCACGCCGCATTTCTTGTTTCAAATTGAAATTACAAAGCTCATTCCAAACGCATTCGCCATCAACCTTTCTTGTATCATAATCAATTGGTGATGGTCCCATGAAATTAAAGCACTTATATGCATTTTCGTATTGTTTCATTACATTAATAATATCCACACTACTCAACCATTCATTCGGGTTTTTCTTCCATTCATTCGGTGATTCTGGTGCAAATTCGTCCTTAACTAAATGATTCATTTGCCCTTTTGTAAAATCCTGCTTTAACCAACAAGATTCTTTATTACAGACATTACTCATATTTTGCTTTAACATTTTCCAAATTTCTTCTGGATTCTTCGAATGGATTTGTGCATCAGGATGCCTCTCATTCCACATATTTTTTAATTTGTATAAAATATCATCTGACAAACAAGAATACTGTTTTTTATGCTTTTTTCTCGCAGTTGGACTACAACTTAATTTTACTATTTTATCATACTTCATTCGATAAGTATCATGCTTTGAATGAAGGATTTTATTATATATTTGTTTTCTGTTATTGGACTGCGGATGAATCCCTTTGCTCAACTTTTTCAAAGTTGACGTTGTTCTTCTAGTTTTGGTTCTGGTTCGTGTCTTGGACCGGATCCCTCCTAACGCATAATTCCGCATTTGTCTTTGCGATTTTCGTGTCTTTGTCGTGCGTCTTTTCATATTTATTGGTGATATTATTATTTTTATGATAAGAAACACCCTTTGTTTTCAATATAGGATTATCCAATTGGATCTCTTTTTGGAGAGGGAACTGGTTAATTTCTTCTGGTTTATTCTTATTTACTTTCATGAAATTATTAAATAGAGTTGGTGTAGTAGGTTGTTTTAAAAATAAAGATTTATATTTATCTTCGGCAGTCAGAGAAATAGAATTGAATGAATCTTCATTTTCTAATTCGTCTTTAACTTCATCTTCAATTTCTTCTAATGAATGTAACCCAATATAATCTTCTTGAAGAATATCAGTCTTATCTATCGTCTTAAAGTATTCGATCATGGTTTCTAAATAATTATCAAATGCATTTACCAAATAATCAGGATAATATCTATCTTCTTCATTTGTTGCTTTATGACTCATGAAATATCTGGTCATATCATTAATCCGCTTTTGATAAAATATCTTATCCTTGCTAATATTTTTTGCAGCATTAATACTTTTTATATTCTGATATTTCTTATAATCTCGTTTATTCATTAGATATTCCAATGTAATCTCTGATATTTTGCTAAACTGAGAATAATTATCTTCAATTATTTCATTTGTTTCAGTGTTTTCATTTTCTACCATATTCCTTATATATTGCTTTTATTTTTCAATCTCAACCCCAACCCCAACCCCAACCACACTATTTGAACCACTTTTGGAAAAGTAAATTTAATTACATTTTCGTTGTTTTCCAGTTAATTCTTTAGTTTGATGTCGAGTGCTATTATTAAAAGTCAAATGACCCATATTTTCTGGATTGGGATTAAATCCAGGGAACTTTTCTTGTTGAAAAAGACCACTAAAAGGTTGAACAACATGTTTCGATTCCGTGTTATATTGATACAAATCACTTGTGCTATTTGGAACGTAGACAGCCTGACTACATTTTTGTAAAGCATATATTTGATTTCTCAATTCCGACTCGACATTGATATTACTTGCAAATCCAGACCATGGTGATTGTGTATTTCCTGGATTAAATACTTTATTTGTATTATAAGTCGGCTGTTGTTGTATTGGAACCTTGCTTGCTACACGTGGATCAACAATTGGTAGAAGAGAATACTTTGTCATCACCGGACGTATATTTAAATAAGGTTGTAACATTTGCGATGGCAGATTTCTGTCATATAATCTGTCATTTGTTTCTTTTTGTAATGTCGAATGACAAATATGTTTGTAATAATCATTTGCTATTTGCTGTGATTCAATCGATGCCATAATATTATAAGATATTTAATATTATAGAAATAACACGGTTATTATTTTATTTTCGATGCAGTCTTCTTTTACTTTTTCTTCTCTTTGTTTTACGCCTCTTAGATTTCTTAGATTTCTTTGTTTTTTTTGTTTTTTTTGATTTTCTATGTCTTCTTCTTCTTGATTTGCCACCTCCTCCAGATTCCTCTCCGTAATCATCCTCATCTCTTCCATGTGATCTTTCCTGATTCATTTTATGTAAGTTGAGTTTCTCTCTTTCTTCTTTTTCTCCTAATTGTCCTTCCTCTTCTTTATGACCCATTTATAATATAAAAACATATAATATTTCTTCAAACAGGTTAAATATTCATTATGATAATATAAATATATGTGTGGTATTTTCTCTCTTTTAAATAATGATGAAATTTTTTCAGCGAAAGAAGTAAATGATGCTTTTCAAAAAGGAAAAGGTAGAGGACCAGAAGACTCTCAATTAGAACGAGTTAATATATTATGTGATTTTGGATTCCATCGATTGGCAATAAATGGTTTAAATACAGAATCAAATCAACCCATCATGATCAACGATATTACTCTCATTTGTAATGGAGAAATATACAACTACAAAGAACTATATCAATCACTCTCTATTGAACCAACAACAGATAGTGATTGCGAAGTCATCATTCATTTATATTTAAAATACGGAATTGAATATACTTTACAACAGTTAGATGGTGTATTCGCTTTTATTCTATGTGATTCTCGTCTAACGAATGAAGATTCTAAAGTATATATTGCCAGAGATCCATATGGTGTTCGCCCATTATATTATATGGAACCTATTCCTATCGTAGATTCCACATATCAAACTAGTATATGGTATCGAACAAGCAATTTATTTGCATTCGCATCGGAAGTAAAAAGTCTGGTTGAAATATATAATTACCTGAATGATACACATCACATTGTTCATTTTGAACCAGGAACGTATAGTGTTTTTTCTCTCCCTTTTACAGTTTCACCTAAATGGTTTCCAATAATAAAGAACCGTCATTATCATTCCGTTGGATTCATTTCTCATACATTATCAACTGAATACAAAACAGAAGAGATTTATGACAATATCCGTAATCTGCTTTGTTCTGCCGTTCAAAAACGAGTCCTTAATACGGAACGACCTATTGCATGTCTTTTATCAGGTGGACTTGATAGCAGTCTAATTACTGCTTTGGTGAATTATTATCGTTCAGAGAAAACTCCATTGGAGACATATAGTATTGGATTAGAAGGATCTGAGGATTTGCGAAATGCCCGCATTGTTGCCGAGTATTTGGGAACGAAACACACAGAAGTTATACTTACAGAAGCGGAATTTGTTGACGCAATTCCAGAAGTGATACAGACAATTGAAAGCTATGATACGACGACGGTAAGAGCATCTATTGGAAATTATTTATTAGCAAAATATATTGCTGCAAATAGTAGTGCTAAAGTGATTTTCAATGGAGACGGTTCCGATGAAGTATGTGGTGGATATTTATATATGGGTTGCGCACCTTCAGCTTTCGACTTTGATTATGAATGTCGGCGTTTACTTACAGATATTCATAAATACGACGTTCTTCGGTCAGATAAATCCATTTCGAGTAATGGATTGGAACCAAGAACACCTTTCTTGGATCGGTCATTTGTTCAATATTATTTAAGTATTCATCCACAAATGCGATTTCATACGAAAAATAATGTGTGTGAAAAATATCTATTGCGACGCGCATTTGAATTATTCGATAATAATGGCAAATCATTGTTACCTAGCAATATTTTATGGAGAAGAAAAGAGGCATTTAGTGATGGTGTTAGTAAAGTGAGTCGTTCACTTTTTACGATTATTCAAGAACATGTTGATAAACTAGAGTTTCCATCTCACAATAA